GAGGAGTTAAAATACGATTAAACCCCAATGCAACAAATTCTGATTTTACTCTTAATGAAGGATTGCAAAGTTTTGATACAAATGGTTTTACTGTAGGCAGTGATGGTGGGGTCAATTCAAATAATCAAACTTATGTAGCTTGGCAATGGAAAGCCAATGGTGGTACGACAGCCAGTAATACGGATGGCTCTTTAACCTCTACAGTACAAGCAAATACAACAGCAGGTTTTAGTATTGTTGGTTATACCTGCCCTAACCCTATAACTAATTTTACAATAGGACATGGTTTAGGTGTAACTCCTGATGTAATTATTGTTAAAACTAGGGATGGCTCAAGAAACTGGGGTGTATATCACAAAAGTTTAACTTCACCTGCTGAAAATCGTAATTTAAAATTAAATCTTACAAACGCAGAAGCAGCAGAAAGTAGTTTTTGGGCTAACACAGCACCAACAAGTTCGGTTATAACAATTGCACAAAATGCTTCTGTAAATTATCAAGGACATAATTACATTGCCTACTGCTTCGCAGAAAAACAAGGCTACAGCAAGTTTGGTAGTTATGTCGGTAATGCAAATACAGATGGCACTTTTGTTTATTTAGGTTTTAAACCTGCTTTTATAATATTTAAAAATACTCAACAAACAACTAATTGGGCTATGTACGATGTTAAAAGAGATTCTTTTAACGTAGCCACTAACGAATTACAACCTAATACCACTGCAGCTGCAAATGATGATATTCCTTACTCTCAAATAGACATACTATCAAATGGCATTAAAATGCGAAATAACAATGGCTTAAATACCAATGCATATAATGGACAAAAATTCATCTACATGGCATTTGCAGAAAATCCATTCGTAACATCAACAGGAATCCCAACAACAGCGAGGTAAATTATGTGGGCATTAGTAGAAAATGACGAAGTAACAAAGGTCTATACCAGGCCCAAGGCTTTAACAATAGGGGATGTAAACTATCCTCAAAACATCTTTATGTTGTGGTCAAGCGATGAACTTGCAGCAATTGGCATTTATGAAGTAGTTGTAGATAACGAGAACTACAAAAGTTCATCTTATTACATTAATACCAATCAAACTTTTAATTGGGATGGCACTGAGGTAATTGCATCTTATGGTAAAGCTACAGCTAAAGCATTAGATGATCACATTCACAACGATCCAGATACAGGCGAAGAAACTTTAGTGCATGGCCTAAAATGGAATCACAATCAATTGATTATCCAACAAGCATATGGACTTTTACAGCCTAATGATTGGTTTGTAGTAAGAGAACAAGAAGCTGGTACAGCTATTCCTGAAGATTGGTCTACTTTTAGAACTAATGTTAGAAGCACAGCAGCAGATATGCAAAGCAAAATAAACGCTGTAACAACTGTAGATCAGTTAGCAGCTTTGTATGAATACAACGATGCAGAACCACCAGTAAGGCCCCTGGGCGAATGGCCACAATCTCCAGATAAATCTGTATAATTTAATTTTATAAACAACAAAAGGGAGTATTAATACTTATGAACGATAAAACTAAAAAAACAGAAGAAGAAGTGGCAGTGGATCCAGTGGTAATTAACATAGAGGATAACGAGGGCAATGTTAGATCCTGGAAACAATCAGAATGCACAGAACATCAATTGCAGCTTATTAAAGAACTAGAACCTATCTCAAAAGATCTAATTGCATTAGAAAATAAATTTGCTGAGATAAATAGAAATAAGCAATACCGCTTAGATGATTTTATTGCAGCTGGCAAAGAAGCTGAAGCTGATAAACCAGAGGAAAAATAAACATGGATTTATTTATAATAACTGTAGTCTTTGTAATATGCCTGGGCTTTGCAATTCGCAAATATCAACCAGATCGTTGGGCCAAGATTAAACAACTTTTTAATTTTTAATGGCCTCTCGTAAGACCGCAAATGATGTCCATTCTGATTTAAGAGTGCATGAAAAAATGTGCGAGGAAAGATGGAAAACCATTTATAAAAAAACTGACGATCTACAGGCTTCTATGAATAACATGAAGATTTGGTTGCTTGGCGGTCTTACAACCATAGCTGCATCACTGTTTACAATTATTGTCCGTGGTCTTGTATAAACAATGATTGATAAATTAATAGAACCAGTTAGCCAAATACTAGATAAGTTTGTTGTTGACAAAGATTTAAAAATTAAATTAGATCACGAATTAAAAAAAGAAATCTTTTCATTAAACAAAGCACAGATTGAATTAAATGCTGTAGAAGCTGCTCACGAAAACATTTTTGTTGCTGGGTGGCGGCCATTTATAGGATGGGGCTGTGGCGTTGCATTGCTTTATCATTTTTTGTTTGAGCCAATTATTCAATACATTTTAATTGTTTCTTCTATTCCATTCACAACGCCAGAATTTGATTTTAGCCAGCTTTCAACAATCGTCATGGCCATGCTAGGCATGAGTGGCCTTAGAACTTATGAAAAAGTAAAAAAATGATTAGAGAAGATAATCATTTTGATAGAGATCTAATTAGATCCAGGCTTATAGACTTTGAAGGGCTAGTAAAAAAGTGCTACGAATGTTCTAGCGGATACACCAGCATAGGCGTAGGCCGCAACCTGGACACCAGGGGAATTACAGAAGCTGAGGCCATGTATTTACTTAACAACGACATAGAATCTATGTTTACAGATCTTGATAAGCATTTGCCTATCTGGAGATCTTATCCAATAAAGGCTCAATATGTTTTTATAGATCTCTGCTTTAATTTAGGCATACATACATTATTATCATTTAGGAAAACATTGGCCTTTTGTGAATTAGGCGAATGGGAAAGGGCAGCTGCTGAATTGCTAAATTCAAAATATGCCAGGCAAGTAGGGAGAAGGGCAATCTTTAATTCTGAACAACTGGCTCTATGTCAAAATCTAGTACAGAAAACCATAAAGCCAAACGCTTAGGATCTCTGGGCGAATCGATAGTAAAATCATATTTACTGGAATACTCAGATTTCTGTTATGAAACTTGCGAATCACATCCAGCAGATCTTATTGTTGAATTTGGCAATGCGTTATACAAGGTGCAAGTTAAATCCAGGAATAGATCCAAAGAAGGCAAGTACACATTTCCCATCGAAAGCCATAGGGCTAAATCTGATACGCATAAGCATTACCATTGCCACATTTATGCTTTTGTATTTTTCCCAGATAAAAGAATCCTCTTTATACCAAACACAAGTGGCCAGAAATATTTTGTATATCAAGAGACAGCCATTGTTGACAACATGGAATTTAATACACTCCAGGACACTTTAGATGCTCTTTCACAGATCCCAGTATTAGATAATCTCCTGGAATAATTACGAATAATGTTAATTATGCAGCTGACACCAGGCAAATAACTCGTAATTTAATTTATAAACAACAAACTATCTTTGCATATGTATATATTTATATATAAGATAGGGGGTATGTTATTTATAAATAAGGGAAACCTTGGGAGAAACTTAACATGAATATAATAGAAGAAAACAAAAAGGCAAAAAAATTATTCCAGGCTAGAAAAGTAGCAATTACTTTTAACATGGTGCAAGTTATGTACGCCTGGACATTCAAAGAGAGAATGCCAAAAGATTTGGATTTTGTAGATGCTTATAGAAAAGTTTTAAATCGCTGGGATAAAGACCATGAAATGGTTGATGTATTAATAGCGAAATCAAAAAGAATTGCTGGTAGTTTTGATACATTTCAAAAAGAAATTAACAAATACAAATACAAAGAGGTAGCATAATGCAATACGAAGTATCACCAGAAAGCTATTTGTTAGACGAGAAGGCCAGTGATTATGAATCCTGGTCTTATTGGTCTGAAAAACATTTAGATCCGCAAAAGATCTGGGGCCATGGATGGTGCCATATTTATGGCAACAGAAATTGCACCTGGAAACTAAAAGACGAAAAATTGCATTTGCATACTTCCGTTATCTTGAAGCATACGCACATTGAACTTTTAACCAATGACACTCCTTATGATTCAGTGTCGTTACGAAAGGCCATTGTTGAAACATGGTTTGGATCTCTTGCACCATTCGACCAGAATGCAAACAGAAGGGATGCAAGAAATTTAGCTGCAAAAAATCGTAGAGCAAAATTAAAGGGGGTAGCATAATGGAAACATTAATATTTTTTGGCCTAATACTTATACCTATCAAATACATATTTGATGCTTATATGGCCCACAGAAGAAAGATTAGGATCTGGAGACATATTCCTATGTCTATGCGATTAAACTACGACCAACGCAATGTTAAGTAGTATTGATTGGACTTTAGTTCAGCTGCAACTAGCAGCTGGGCTGGCTCCAGTTTTCGTTATTTTGTACTTTCTATATAAATAGGAGTAGGATTGTTACTTACAAATATATATAAATATAATAATTACATTAATATTTATAGGGGGGTTTTTAATTGGGCGATTTTCTACGAGATACTTCTGATCTCATAAAACTTAGGGGAAGGGTGGTTATTTACTTGCCAAATAAAAAAGTAAAAACAAGGCAGTTAGCCGCAGATCTATTAAATTTACATAAACACAATCAAGCCAAATGCTTAGATATGTTTATAGATAAACCAACTAAAAAGCCAAAACAAAAGCCAGAACTAAGAAGGGCAGTTGCTTTATGCAATGGCCGCAATGCAGATCTTATTATTCCAGATCTTGGAACTTTATCGCAAAGCATACATTTCTTGGCTGAGGTATCTGGCCTAAAAAATAATCTTTATGCAATTACTAAACCAGCCAGGAGCAATGAAGTTTTGCTTATGCGTTTAGATATAGCAACGCTGGCCAGCATTGCAGCAAACATTAGGGAAGATGTGCGAGATAAAACAAAAAAAAGGCTCCAGGAATTAAAAGCCCAGGGTGTAATTCTAGGATCACCAGATCCCATGAAAGCATTGGCAGTAGCCCATGCGGCCAACAGAGAGATAGCAGACGATTATGCAAAGCAATTGTTGCCAGAGATCCGTGAGATCCAGGCCCTGGGTTATAAAACACTTACAGCCATAGCCAAGATGTTAAACGCCAGGGGCGTAAACACAGCTAAGGGCGGCCAGTTTTATGCAACGACAGTCAAAAACATATTAGATAGATCAAAATATTTATAGGAGAAGATTATGGATGATAGATTATTAACAAGTTTTATTAATTACCAAAGAACAATGCTGCATGAAGAATATGAGTACTCAAAATACAGCATTTATATGCTCAATGATCCATTAGAAAAATTAGTTAGTGCAACTATTTATACGCACTTTGTTGATGGCAATCCGCCATCGCAAACTGATTTAATTTATACCTTAAAAATACCACAATCTACTTTAAGAAAAATAATTAGACGATTAATTAAAATACAATTTATAAAAGAAATGCCAGGCAAAGATTCTAGGTTTAAACATTATAAGCCTACAGATTTAGCAATAGAGGGCTATAAAATATGGTTTGCCAGGCATTTAAAAACATGGTTTTTATGGTTAGATAAATGCGGTTTTGAGAATGATATATATGCTACAACCAAAGATAGAGTTGATGTTGCTTTAGGTATTTATGCTCAATATGGCCCATACGGAAAGATAGAAATTGAACAACTTAAAGACATCATAAGTGTAATGGAAAAAAATAGTGTCCAAAAATAACACTGTTTTTGAACACTAATAGTTATTGATTTTTTAGAATACGCATAATATAAATATATAAATATAAAAAAGGAATGAGTAAATTACAGCAAGATAAATTTAAATCGCACACTGGCCCAAGGCAGTGGGAAGGAACAAGAAGGGTACCAGTGGCCAGAAAATTAATCTTTTTAAGAGACACCAGGGAAAACATTTTAGACAGTGCGAGTCATGTAATAGAAATGGCCAACGAGATTAAAAAAGCAGCCAGGCAAAAAAATCCACTGTATATGTTGCAACTGCAAACTGACTACTTTATTTCTGAGTGCAACAGCTGCATCAAACAAAACGCCAACGATGATGGCGATGATTATCACTACAAAGGGCTGAAATAATGCTGGGTACCCTTTTGATATTTAGAGGAGATTTATAAACATGGACAATTTTAAACAACCAGAATTAAACATTGCTACAGTAGGCGATAGCGGCTCAATCAATTTATGTAGAGTAAATAAGACTTCGCATAATATATACATTGACAAACAGAACAGATTTCCAGACTTTTCCAACAAATCCAAAAAATCCAAAAGGACTAGATCCAAAAGTATAGCATTAAATGTAGTGGGCAAGCCTGGGAAGGTGCTATTTAAAAGCAATCTTATTGCAGCTGTAACTAATGATTATGGCCAAACCCTTTTGGAACTTATAAACAAAAAAAAACCAATTATTCTTCGTGATTCCGTGGAAGAAGTAATTTATTTAATGAGGAGATAAGAATGGGAACAGTAGGAAAAATTACAGACGATGGTTACGCTTCATGCAGTTTGCTTCCAAGAATTTGGACTAAGGATGTAACAACTTTAGATAACTGCATAAGAGCCAGGAAGGGCGAAAGTGTTAGAACCCCTGGTAACAGAATTACTGAAATGGGAAATGTTCTGGAAGAACCATGTATAAGGCGAGCAGCAGAGTTGCTTGGCCTGGAAGAATTAGAGGTAGATGTTAAACAAAGATTTACCCATGACACCTTAGAGTTACAGGCTTCATTAGATGCAAGGGCCGTGGCAAATAACTTGGTAATACAAGATGATCCAGAGTGGGGTATATACACTCCTGGAGCAACCAAGGTACTGCTCAACGGCCCAGGAGTTATCGAGAACAAAGTTACAAGGGATTATCCAGCAGCTGAGTTAGAAGAATGGCGAGGCCTAATACAAATGCAAGGCCAGATGGAAGTTATGGGATATGACTGGGGTGTTGTTAGTGTTTTATATCAATCAACAGACTTTAGGGTTTATGTATTTAAAAGAGATCCAACATTTGCAGCTGTTTTGGCTGAAAAGATTAATGACTTTGAAAGAAGGATCCAGGAAGAAGATTACTGGCCAGCTAAAGTTCCAGAGGATCTACATAAGATCTACAAAGATCCACATGGTAAAGAAGATATTAAAGATCTTGATGCAAAAGTTGAGGACACAATTAAAGAGTATGAGGCTACAAAAGAGATTATTAAGAACATGGAAGCTGCAAGGGATGAATTAAATTTATTGTTAATGACTGAAATGGCCAATCATGTAAAAGGCCAGGTAGGCGAATATGAGATCTCATTACCAACATCAACCAGAAAACCAACGCCTAAAAAAATGGTTCCAGCAAAACCTGGTGGAACATATAGGGCAAAAACAGTAAGGGTCAAAAGAAGGGCCGCACCTTTAGGGAGTTAACTTAGGAGAGTTATGCACGACCCAAATAAGATTATATTATATAAACAACAAAAGCCCCTTTTATATATTATAAAAAGGCACTATATTAATACACGGAGAGTTTAATTATGAATGAATTTGACAAATACGAAGAACAGGGCGGCAAAGTCAATTTGCGAGTATCGCCAGAACTTAGAAAAAAAATAAAACAAGTTAGCCTGGACAGGGAAGTTTCTATGCAAAGCATTGTTGAATATGTGCTACGAGTTTGCATTTATGCAATAGATTCAAGCCCAACAAAAAGCGGCAGCGTTATGTTAGATGTTGAATTAGATCTGGACGAGATCAAATGACTCAGTATAAAGACATTGTAGATGAAGCCAGAGAGTTGCTTAACAGCAAAAAAAGAGATAACAACCCTTCTATGAATAGGAATTTTGCAGATCCAGATGGTGTTTGGTTCTTGACATATCCTAACGGAAAAATTATTCAAACACACTTAGACAAACACAAAAAAGATATTGTTATTCAGGACAGTTATTTATAATGGGAATTTTTAATTTTCATACTGCTACTGGTGCTACAGCCTTTGGCGGAACTGCAACTCTAAGACTACAAGAAGAGCCAGATCTGGCAGATTTAATAAGAGAAATTAAAAGGTTGCAAATGATAGTAGAGGATCAAGAGTTGCAAATAGAAAAGCTGCAATCTACACCAGCTGGGTTTACTAAAGAACAGCTGAAATTACTAATACAAAAAATGCACCCAGATAAAAATAATGGATCTTCTGAATGTGTAGTTTTGTTTAAAAAATTATTAGATATTAAAAATGGTTAATTCAAGAAACAAGGGTGCTGCCTTTGAACGCCACATATGCAAATTTTTAAATGATTTACTTGAGGCCAGGGGCGAGGAAAGATCTGTAAAAAGAAACCTAGATCAATATCAAACCAAGGGCCTTGCAGATCTTTATTTCAAAAACTTTGCTATTGAGTGCAAACGCTATAAAGAACGCAAAGATAATTGGCCTATAACTAAATGGTGGGAACAAACAGTGGCAGCTGCTGGTGATACATATATACCAATTCTTATTTATAAATATGATCGCCAGGAAATTAAGGCCGTCATACCATTGTCATACTTACATCCAGATCTTAAAGAAAAAATGGATCCTTCCAGGATCTGTATCACCAACTTTAAACATTTCTTACAAATAGCTGAGGCAAAAATTGAAGATCGTTTTTGATGATGAATTTGAAGAATATTTATTTGGAAGATGGGCTGATTACAGAGAAAGCCTTGGCGTAGAAGATATTGAATTAGATCTATTTGAATTTGAGGATACACATAGAGAACAGATTTTAGCTTTTTATAAATTGTCATTGATAAATTTAGAAAAAAGCAAAAGGGATTACCAAACTTGGTTATCAAAATTAAACAAAAAAAGAACTTTACATTGAAAGGAGTAAAAAATGGGATTATTAGATAGTGGCGGTGGCAACAGCAGTTACCTGGTATACAAGCATGGCGATAAAAATTTCTGGTTAGGCAAAGATGATATTTGTGAATTTGATAAATTGGTTGTTGATGTTGATAGCGTTAAGACTGGCTGGGGTATATATGCAGAAGATAGGTATCAATTTGTTTGGGGTGAAAAGCCTGGTATTTTAGGGCCTAAGCCAGCTGACATAGGCGAAGAGTATTGGCGTAAAGCATTTAGCGTTGATTGCTACATTAAAGACACTGAGGAAAGTGTTTTATGGCAGTCAATGACTGTAGGCAACTGTATGGCTTTTAATGCTTTGACTGATACTTACCTGGATAGAATTGAAGAGAAAAAAGATGGCCAGGTTGGTGCATTTATATCACTCAAAGATGATAAGAAAAGGCTCAAGGTTGAGTATAAGGATGAAAAGAAAAATACTTCATGGCCGTTATTTGAGTTCCACAGTTGGATTGATAGACCAGAAGGCTTTGTTTCTGTAACAGAGGCATCCGCACAAAAAGAGGCCACAGCTGATACAAGCAGCGTTAATGAATCAGACATCCCATTTTAAATGCAGCAAGTGGACTGGGCCAGCTTGGCCACCTCTGTTGCGGTTGAAATATTAGGTGAACCAAAAACTAAAACAACTACACATTGGCGGTGGGGCAATAAAGGATCTTTGGCATTAGCAGTAGAAGGCGAAGGCAAAGGAAACTTTTATGATTTTGAACAAGATAAAAGTTTTACTTGCCATGAGTTTATTGTTGAAAACGGCAGAGATCTCCAGGCCACATTAGAAGCCCATGGCTATAAAAAGTTTGATCGTGAGGGGGCTGGAATTAATATTCAACATTCTCCCCAGGAAAAGAAGGC